GCCTATCGGATACAGGCATCGCGGCCTGTGCTGGGTATAGAAGGTGCCCGACCCCGACCGTCCATAGCGAGGCCGGACACCGATAGGGGCGCATCCTTACGCCCTCATGGTGGCGAATCATCGCCAAAGCGTTTTCGCTGACCTTCATTTTTTCTGAAATGCTTGCGTCCCGAACCAGAAGGCAATGATCGACGACAAGATCAGCATCTCATCGTCGCTGAATACGTTTTCCATCGCAACGGCAAACGGGATGCCGGTCGTGTAGGCGTACCAGACGCCAGCCACGTTGAGCGCGACTAACTCCAGAACAAAGATGTACGTCACAACCGGACGCACCGAAGCGCGTAGGTTAATCATCCACTGACTCGCGCCCTTGCCGATCTCGATGTCGTGCTGGTACAGAGCCTGTCGCTCCTCGCCAGCCGTCTGCGTTTGAATCTGCTCTAATTTGATCTCCTCGACCTTTGCTTGTGCGAGAAAGCCGCGCTCGGCCAATGCTAACTCGCGCTCCTTCTGGGCTGCGACTAAAGCCAGTTCGTGCTTCTTGTCCTGCCGGTCTTGAAAGATGGACAGAATCTTCGGCAAGCCGCCAGCGAGGAACGAGAGAAAGGTGCTAACCATGGTCATCATTTGTTGCGCTCCTCAATCAATTTAACCCGCACTTGCAGATCGTGAATATCCGTATAGATTTCTTCTTTCATCTTGTGCCGTCGCTCGGCTGACACAGGGCTGTCAGTTGGCACGCCCTCTGCGGTAATCAGCGCGGGCATCTTGCTCTCGACAGACAGCAAACGATTGTTAAAGGATGCGATCTCCGTGAGTAGCCAGCCAACAGCGGCGAGCAGTACAGGGAAAAGCATGTCTACAATCTTCTGCATATTCATGTTGAACCCTGTCAGTGATTACTTGTCGTTGCGTTTGTTGATGAGGTCGAACAGCGTCTTGATCTTGTCCTCGAGTACCGCGACCCGAAGGTCTAACTTCGACAGCACAATAATGAGTGTAATGAGCGCAAGGATTACCGGCCATGCGCGGGTGAACATTTCGAAGATGTCCACTATCGACGCTCCAGCACGCGGTCTAACTTGGCCTCAATGGATTGCAGCCTGGTATTTGTATCAGCCACACGCGCTTCGATCACGGCAATGCGCCTATCGGCTTCCGGTTGTATTGTGGTCTGCTCGACCTTCTCCAATCGTTGGCTGATCGCGTCGAGTTTCGAGGTCATCTGCGTGCCCCAGATAATCAACGCCACGACCAAGCCACCGTCTACCAGCAGCGAGCCTGTCGGCACTTTGAATTTGGACATATCAATCATGCGTGCGCCCTCAATCACTCCGCTCGATGGTGATAATCACATCCGCTGTTGCGGTCAGCGGAGTGCCCGATGTGCTATCGGTGACGGTGCACCGATACGTCGAATAGAACGATTCGCCAGTGTTCATCCCTGTCTTGCTGAATGTAGTGGTCGCTGCGGTCGGACTATTGACCGTGAGCGTGTCGCCCTCGAGCAATGCCCACGAATAGGTATATGGCGAGGTGCCGCCAGTCGGCGTAACTGTGGTGCTGTTGGTCGTCGCGCTTGAGGTCTGCACGATCTTAACCAACGTCGCAGGGCTGGCCGATGCGCTAAAGACGGTGCGCGTGATCGACACGCTAACGTCAGCCGTTTTCGTGGCCGCAGCGTTATCGGTTACGGTGCAACGGAAAACAGCATTGTAGGTGGTGCCGCTGGCAAGGCTCGTTCCGGTGAAGGTGCTCGTCGCCGAGGACGCGCTGTCCGCCGAGATGCTGGTCGATCCGCTTTGTCGTGTCCACGCATAGGTATAGGGCGACGTACCGCCGACCGCAGTGGCCGTAGCAGATGCTGTGGTGAGGCTTGATGCCGTGCCCGAGGTGGTAAGGCTGCTAGGCGATACCGATAGCGACAGCGCACTCGGCAGTGATGCTGCGCCCGCTGGCACGCCATTGACCGGAGGCTCTGGATCGGACACGCCGCCATCTGGCGTGCGAATCTTGACCCAGTAGTAGCGCGTCGTAGTGTCGGTCTTGGCTAGGAATACGTTAGTCGAGATGCCCGTCCAAACCTTCGTAGCCGACGAGAACGGGGTCTGCGAGGTGTACTCGTAGAGGTCGTACTGTGAGCCGAGCGGCACGACGGCAGGAGCAGACCATGAGAGATAGATGCTGCTCTCGAGCGTGGTGACAGTAAGGTTTGTCGGCGGACTAGGTTCGTAGATGTCTGGTGTCGGCGTGGTAACGCTCGTCGGTGTCAGATAGTCGGTCGTCAGCGGATCGTTCCAATCCGTAGACGCCTCTTCGCGCAGCACTAACTCGATTGCGCCGGTAGGGTCAAACTGCCAGCCCTCGCAGCGCACGGTCTTGTTCGTCCAACCAATCTCCGAGAACGTCACCGTGCCGGTTTCAAACGGCAAGATACCGAACGCACTCATGCCGCATTTAACCGTGGCGACTTGCCCGTTGCGACTGCGGCGCGAGAGCAGGATTGCGTGCCGCTGCGCTTCGTACTCGTTCGTGCACGCGGCAAAGTCCGTCTCTAGCCACATCTGCTCGCCATCGGCAGACACATAGGACGTATTGATAACCGGCTGGTACTCCATCGCTTGCCAGTTGCGGTCTTTATTCACGAACTGTCCGCGCACCGCATTGTACCGTTGGTTATACGGGTACGCCGTGACAACAGAGATACCGCCATTCACGAGATCAGCGTCTGTGAGCGTGAAGGCAGAGGCCGACCATGCGCCAGCATAGATGCGCCACAAGCCTCCCGAGTAGTAGCACACGCCCGCCATCGCTTGCGACAGCACTCGTATGTTGTCCTCAAACCTATCGGTCGCGGTCAATACGGCATTACAGGTATATCGCTTCTGGGTTGCCGATGCTGGTAGGTTTACGGTCTCGTCGCAGATGTCTGCCGCATCCATTACCTTCAGCCAGTCGATACGGGTATCGTCCTCGCCAAGCCCAAGCGAGTCGTCGATAAGATAGTCGGCGAGGCACAGCGCGGGGTTCGTTGAGTACGCCCATGTGGTTGGGTCTGTAACCCGTTGTGATCCACTTCCACCGCTGCGCGTAGAGTCGAGCCGTGGATCATAGACCTTGCGCCCTTGTACCAGAAGCGTCAGTTCCGGCTTGCCGGTTCTATAGGTTTCTTCGTCGTACTTAAAGGTCAGCGCAACGTAGGCGATGCCTTTGCCAGCGTGGGCCGCTGTCCACTGATCTGGCTTTGCCGCTGCTAACTTATAGTCTACGGTCTGCGTAGATGTTCCAGCATAACGACGCACCCATGCCTTGTTGGCGTAGGTGCCGGTTGTTACCTTGCCGTCGTCATCGGTTCCGCTGATTGCCGAGATCGTGCCAATGGCCTCGCGGTTAAAGTAAACCGTGCCGAGTTGATTGCACTCGTGGCCCGCAATGGCAAGAACTTGGTGCAGATACTCGTTCGTCGTGCCGGAGGTCATCGGCGGAATGACATTGATTCCAGAGGCCAAAACCTCTCCGTAGATAATACGGCGAGGCTCTAGCGTTCCGGTATATTCAACGTCTGCCGGTTGTTTTTGAATTTCTGGCTTGCCGATTAAAGATAGCGTGATCTTGTTAAGTGCATACACGCTGCCAGCAACAATCGCTGTACCGGCTATGTATCCTGCAGCAGCGGATCCAGTTGTGTATGCAATTGCATAGGCAACGTCGGCAGCAAACTTGAGAACTGCTTGTGGCATTTATATATTCCAGTGGCAGAGAATTTCCGCTCTTGGGATATATACAACGCCCAAAGCAGAAACTGACACAACATTTGATCCGATACAAATTCCAAGTGTGTGGCCGTACTTGCCTTCAAAAACGACAACATCGCCTCGCATTGGCCGACCTTCTGTTTTATGCGGGCCGATGAATGTATCTACCGCAGCAATAATGCCGCCAGATTGCTCGATGTAAGCCTGTGCCGTAGCCTCATCATGGTAGCGAGATGCAAGACTTGCAGCGTGTTCCGTATCGCAGATCACATCGACTGCACGCGCCACGAACAGGCAGCAGTCATTCTCGCCCCACAAAAACTCACGGCCAGCATTGGCCGCAATATATTCGTATAGTTTGCTAGCCCAGTCATGCCTACGCATCAGACTTTCTTGACCTCTCTCTGCTCGGCAGGGTTTGGCTGAATAAGACTGCCGCCATAGGTTGCATCGCGTGCGCCCCACTTGCTGATAAATCCTGGGATCGCATACATCAAATCGAAGAACCTATCGCCCGAATAAAGCAACTTCTGATCCTCGTCCGTGTATCTTGCAATTCTCGGCTCTCTTCGCAAGCGATGTTCACAAGTCAACTCAACAACTGCGCTGCCATTGTTCAGTTTGAACATCATTTGATTCATTCGCCCTTCCCAGATGGTCTCTGGAGTGGCGATGAGTGCGCCGGTGGTCTGACTTACAAAGCCGAGATACATGGTCACATCGCGGTTTTGATATACCTCGGTCATCGTCGGCACAACGAATGTTGAGTCAACACCCGACAGCGATAACTTAATGCCGCGGGCCACGATGTCGATATTTTCGTCGATGATGTCAACGCCAGCGAATTGACCCGCGCCGAGATAGTCGTTACCGCCGAACGATAACGTGCCGGAGCCGTCGTGTACCCGTACCATGCCGGAGGCAAAGTCGAGATCGGCTAGCACAACAACGGTGACGGCTAGTTTGTCGGCCTCTGTCTCGTTAGTGGCAGAGACGAAACGACTCATGTGATGTCCTCGATAAAGGACAGCGTGACATCGGAGATGATACCGGGCCGAGTGCCCATAGACGTTGACTCATCGGCCACGATGAACCGGCCCATCGGCGAGCGGAAGATCACTGGCGCATTGTTGGCCGGAGACGTTCGCAGAGTAGGCTCGAACATCAGAAAGCCATTCCCAGATGAGTCGGAGTTAAGGTCGGCAGTCATGCGCTTGAGTTCGCCATTGACTTCGAACCAGTCGCCCGCCTTCGCAAGTCCGTTGGTCGATGTCGGAAGGCCGTCGATGATAAGCGTGCCGCCTGTCTGCGATGCGCCATTGACCAGCGCACAGCGAGCCGAGGATACCCACGAGAGAAACTGGAAATCGCCCGCAGCGCGTCCCGAAATGTAGTCGTAAAAGGACAGATGCGTGCTCGTGCCAGATGCCGTGAAACTGTCCACATACATTCCGGCTGACGTCCGCGTTGCGCCGTTTAGAACATCTGTCGCACCTTGCGACGTGCCAGCCTCCATCGAGGCTCGAGCGTTGCCCTTACCAGCGGCCAAGAGCATCCGTATCGCGTAAGGAGCACTCGCAACAGTAGTAGCGGCAGACTGATAAACATAA